GAAAATAAAGCTTTAAGAGAGGTTATCCAAGAGTTAAAAGCTGAGAATAATCACTTAAGAAGTAAATTACATAACATTGAGCTGTATATAAATGAGTATGAAAGAAATTAAATGTAACATAGTAAGTCAATGCGGAAATAGTGATGGCTTATATAAAATTGAGGTTAAACCACTAGAACGAATATACGGACCACTTAATTGTGGTAAAACTTATAAATTAGTTGAAGATGAAGCTATTGGTAATCAAATATCAGACTGTACAATATTTACTTATAGTCCATATATATCACAGTTTTCAATTGAAGACAGAGTGGATGAATGGTTAAAAGCTAACCCAAATATATCACCTCTAGATAAAGTTGGATTTGCAGTAGGTGTTGATTTAGGTAAACCTAGTAGTGATAAAACTCTAAGTCATAGTTTTATAGTACCTGCTAAAGTAAAACGAGTAATGTTCAACGGCAACGCAACTATTCTTGAAATTGGTGATTTTAAGACTGTTGTTAAGTGTCACGAAGACGATCAATTTAGTTATGTTACAGGTTTAGGTTTAGCGTTATATAGATATTATAAAAAACAACCATCAACTAAAAAAGACTTTAAAAATTTATCGTTCTATATGAATTATGATGGATTAGCTGAATATTGTTTTGAAAAGTATTTTAATTTTGACAAAAAGCGTATTTGGAATTTCTTAAAAAATTGCAACAAAGGTAAATGGTTAGAGTTATGAAAATAATTAAACACGGAAAATATTTTAAAGATAATTTTATATATAAATGTGGAAGCTGTGGTTGCGAATTTGAACTTGAAAACGATGATTTAGATTTGAGATATTCAATGGCTACACTTTCGTATTCTTATTATTTTAAATGTCCTGAGTGTGGTCGTTTACACTTTATAGGAGCTGATGACATATAGCAGCTGAAAAACAGTTTGAAACCAAAGTTAAAAAGTTTTTAGATGAACAAGGTTGTTATTATATCAAAACTCACGGAGATAGATTTAGTAGAGTTGGTACTCCAGATTTATTAATCAATTGTAATGGTTTTTTCTTAGGTGTAGAACTCAAAGCTCCTAATGGAAAACCTAGTGAATTACAACTATACCACATAGAGCAAATTAAAAAATGTGGTGGAATAGGACTTGTTTTATACCCTAGTGGGTATGATAAATTTAAAAAATTGATTGAGTTCTTAAAACATTATGAACCAATTGGAAAGGATGTAGTGCTGTGAAAAAAAGATGGTAAAAATAACAAAAGAACAAATTAAAAGAGCGTTAGAACCAACTGAAAAACAAAAGGAATTATTAACTAACTTAAAATACTCTTATGAAGGTTTAAATAAATTCGAGTGTATCAAACTTATTAGTAGATTATTGAATGAACAACGTATGATGAATATGTTACCTAATACATACTTTGACGAATTTGGTGATGAACTTGATGAGTTTGATGGTTGGTTTAAAATGAGTGATTTTATATAAGGAGATGTAGTGCTATGAAAATAGTTATTAACGCAGGACACACTAAATTTGGTAAAGGAACTGGTGCTAACAAACTTCTTAACGAATCAATTGAAACACGTAGAATTGCTTACCATTTAATGAATTTGTTATCTACTAGTAAACACGAAATTATCCCGGCTGTATTTGACCGTTCCAATGATAACTTAAAAGAAGCGGTTGACCTAGCTAATAACGAGAATGCTGAACTATTTATCTCTATCCATCTTAATGCTGGTGGTGGGAATGGTGTTGAAGCTTATACTTGGAAAGGTCAAAAGCTACCACTTGCTACTCGTATTTGTGATAATTTACACACAATGGGTTATAAAAATCGTGGTGTAAAAGATGGTTCTAAATTTTATGTTATTAAGAACACTAAATGTCCAGCTATATTGGTTGAGTGTTGTTTTGTAGATAATGTAGCTGATAGTAGATTATATGATTATAAAGAAATTGCTTATCTGATATATCAAGCAATTATGATGGAGGTATAAATGACAAAAGCTGATTTAAAAAAAGGTATGTTTGTCAAACTAAGAAATGGTTTAGAATGTTTAGTTTGTTATGATGATATGTTAACTAATATACATACTGGTGAGTGGGTCACATCTGCATTTAGTTATGATAAAAACTTAAATGATAAAGATGGTGAAACTGAGTTAGATATTATTAAGGTTTATAATAATATACACTCAACTAAAGTATTGTATGAACGTAAAGAAGATACTCAAGACAAGCTAAAACAAATTTATAAAATGTTAGGTGAAATAATAGATGCAAGCGTCACACAGCAGAATTGATACTTATAGAACTTGTCCGTATCTATACAAATTAAGATATATTGACAAACTAAAAGCTAAATTTGATTTTAGAGTGGACAATGCTTTAGTTTTAGGTACAGCTATGCACTTAGGTATTGATGAAGGTATTGAAGCTGCAATTAAAAAGTATTTTAGTAATTATAATAGTGTAACTCAAGGAATGGTTGATGAAGCTATTAAGTTAGAGTATTTAATTCCTAAAGTGCAAGAAGCTATTCCTAAAGATGGTTATTTTGAAGACAAAATCGAAGATAAAGATTTTGTTGGTTATATCGATTATTTAGTAGAAGTACCAAATGAAGAAGTAACAGTTGGTAATAAAACATATACTCCAACAAGTTATAAAACTTACGATCTGTATGACTTTAAATATAGTAATAATAAATCTCACTATTTAAAAGATGAACAATTACATTTATATAAATACTTCTTCGAGAAAAATAATAGAGATAAAATACGTAATTTGTATTATGTGTTTATTCCTAAAATTAAAGTTAAAGATTATAACGATAAAAACTACCAAACTAAATTAATCGAAGATTTAAAAAATGCTGAAATTGAAATAGCACAAGTTAATTATGATATTAACTATGTTATTAAATTTTTAATCGATACTAAACACTGTATCGAAGATGAAACATTTAACAAAGGTACTAATTGTTTCTTTTGTGAGTTTAAAAAATATTGCAAAAGTAATGGTGAAGATACATCAGAATTAGAAGAAATGAAAAAGGAGTAAAACTATGGGACAAAAAGTTTTAATTATCGGTCAAAGTGGTACCGGCAAATCCACTTCGATGCGTAATTTCGCAAAAGACGAAGTTTGTTTAATTAAATCAATTAACAAACAGTTGCCATTTAGAGGTAAATTTGAAGACACTTTTGTAAGTGATAAAGTGTCTGAAATTATCCGTAGAATGAAGTCTACAGATAAGAAAGTTATTGTTATCGATGATGCTCAATACGTAATGGGTAATGAGTTCTTTAGACGAGCACAAGAACAAAGTTGGCAAAAGTTTACTGATATCGGTAAAAATTTCTATGATTTATTATCTGCAACAGATGATTTACCTGAAGATGTTATTGTTTATTTCTTATTGCACACTGAAAAAGATAGTGATGGAAATATCAAAGTTAAAACAATTGGTAAAATGTTAGATGAAAAATTAACTGTTGAAGGTACAGCAACTATCGTTTTAATGACAAATGTTATTGATGGTGTTTATACTTTCCAAACTCAAAACTCAGGTAAAGATATTTGTAAATCACCAATGGGAATGTTTAATAACTTCTTAATTGATAATGACTTAAAGATGGTTGATGGAATTATTCGTGAGTTCTATGAATTATCAGATGAAGTTATTGAAGAGAAAGGTGTTTTAGCTGAAAAACCAACAAGAGGTAGTCGTAGATCGACTAGAATTGCAGCAGAAGCTATTGCTACAGAAAGTGTTAAACAATTAGCTGGTGTTGAAGATTATAAACCTAGTAATGATACAGTTCCACCAACTGAAGAAACACCTAAACGTAGAGAACGTAAAAAAATTAATGATGGTTTAACTGATGAACAACGTGAAGCTTTCAAAGCTGAAATGCGAGAAAAAAACAAAGAGTATTTAGCAGAAAAAGCTCAAGATGAAGCTAAACTTAAAAAAGATGTAACAGATATGAGCGATACTGAAGTAGTAACACCTGCTAAAGAAGTAGTAGAAGAACCTAAAAGAAGTAGAAAAACATTAGCTGAAAAATTAGCAGAAGGTGGTTTTAATATGCCTGAACCAATTGAAACAGCTGACGCAACACCAACTAGACGAAGAAGACGAACTGTAGGTGAATAATATGAAAAAGAAAGTGTATTTAGCTGGTGGATGGTTTACTCCTGAACAAGAAGAACTACACACTAGGATTTATAATACAATAAAAGATTCATATGATGTATTTAATCCTCGTAAAGAAGGAGAAATTATTAAAGGTGTTACAACAAATAATGTAATGACTCAAATTCTTATAGGTAATATTGAAGCTATTAAAGCAGCAGATGTAGTAGTAGTTATATATGATTATAAAGATACTGGTACTATTTGGGAAGCTGGTTTTGCTTATGCTTGTAAAAAACCGATCATTTACTACTCAGAAACCAATGGCAATAAACCATTTAATTTAATGTTAGCTAAAACAGGTAACTATGTAGTAAATCAAATTCAATTATTATTTGAGTTAAACGAAAGTAATAATTTTAAAGATGTATATGATTCATATAAAGGTGATATAGAATGAGACTAAATTTTGATGATTTACAATATATTTATAGACTAAAAAACATAATGAGATATAATTCTAGAACTAAAATCTCAACTGAAAGTGTCGCTGAGCATTCGTTCTTTGTAGCTTTATTAGCTTTAGAAATTTGTGACCAATATCAATTAAATGATGAATTAAAACTTCAAGTATTAATTAAAGCTATTTTACACGATATGCCTGAGATTGAGTTAAATGATATAACTTACGATGTTAAAGAGAGATTAAATCTTAGACCAATATTGAAACAGTATGAAGACACTTATTTTAATGAACATTTTAGAAAATATTCTAAACTAATGAATGACTGTGATAATGAACTAATTAACACTGTTGTAGTATATGCTGATGCTTTATCTGTTTATCAATATGTTGAACACGAAATATCATTAGGAAATAATCACACTGATATTTATAAAATTAAGAGTGATACACGTACTCGTTTAGAAGAATATCGTCGTAAGTTGAACACTTTAGTAAATAAAGGAGGACAATCAAATGATTAAAAATGGATATAAAGGAATGTCTGTTGAAGTTATTGATTTTACAAAACATCCTGGAAAAATAATGTGGGATATGCTTAAACAAACGTGGATAAGTTTACACGATGTTGAGTACAATCCTCAAAATGAATTAGTTCAAACATTTATTAAAGATAGTTTGGCTAAGCGTTTAAATCCTGCACCACAAGAAGCAATTATGATTCAAGTAGTGTTTAAAAGAATTAGTAGAGTATGTCTAGCACAAATAACTAGACAACGTGGTTGGATGTTTAATTCTGAGTCACAAATGCCACAACCTACAAATCACGATGTAGTAATTCCATTAAATATTTATAACTCTGAGTATCGTGATCGATTTATTAAATTAATTAAAGATAGCACTGAGTTATATAATGATATGGTTAAAGGTAATGAAAAGAAAGAAACTACTAATATTCCATATCAAGATGCTAGATATTGTTTATTAAATGGCCAAACAGCTGCTTTATCTGCATCATTTACAATGCCTTTATTCCAAAGATGTTGTGGTCAAAGACTAGATAATAATACACACGATGAAATTAATTACTTGTGTAGATTAACTATTAAAGAGCTAAGAAATCAAGTTAATAATAGCACTGAGTTAGATGAGTTAGATAAATATATTTATAACTATTTATTAGATGAATGTGACGCTGCTGGTGCTAATAAAAAAGTATCAACTTGCTGTGATGCAATGTTTGGTAACTCATATAAACGTTATCCTGATGCTAATAAATATGTAACTGAAGCTACTGATAATTGTTTATTAGATTATAAGAAATTAGCTTGGACTCAAGAGTTAATTAGAATGTATAACGAAGAACCTGAGTTATTACTTCCAGGTGAAACAGAAATGATAGAAAAGTGGTTAACTAACGATGATGAAAGTCTATAATATCGTTTTAGACGGTATCGATAAAACAGGAAAAGATACTATTCGTCAATACATTTACTATCTACAAAATGCTAAATATATTTGTACAGCTAGAGGTTATATGACAATGGTTGTATATACTAAACTATTTAATAGAGGCTACAAATATGATATTACAAATCAAGAGCATACAGTAAATGTATTGTTAACTGCTGACAAAGACGATTGGGAAATTCGTTGTAAAATGACGAAAGAACCATCGATCGATTATGATATTCACACAAAAGAGTTTAATGAAGTATACAACCAATTAAAAGATAATGGTTATCACACATTGATGTTCAATACTTCACATAACACACCGTATGAAATTGCTAAAGAAATATTAAAATATGTAAATAAAATAAATGGAGGAAATTAAAATGTTTGATATTGATTTAAAAAATGTAAAAGAGGCTGTAAATAAAGCAAAAGAAAATGCGTTCGTAGAAGTACCAACTGGTAAGTACATCGTTAAAGTAGAAAAAATCGAATTAGGTGAAACTGGTGAAAAAGCTAAACAACCAGGTATGCCAATGGGTAAAATTCAATTTAGAATTGTTGAAGGTAAGTATGCTAAACAATGTTTATTCTTAAATAAAATGTTAGTTTGTAAAACTCAAAATGGAGAGTTATCTGCTTTAGGTCTTCACTTATTTAATGAGCTATTAAAATCTTTAGAACCTGAATTCGAAGTAGAGTTTATTGATTTTGAAGATTATAAAGATTTATTATTAGATATTTGTGAAAATGTTGAACATAACACTTATGAAATTCAATACACAATGAAAAACAACTTCCCAGATGTTAAAGTAACAGGTGTATTTGCAGATTAATTAATAATAGCAGCTCTACGAGAATGTTAATTGATATTTATATTACTTTTAAAAGTTAACGTTCTCGTAGAGAGCTTAGAAAGGATAAATGATGTTATTATTTTACGATTTTGAGGTCTTTAAATACGATTGGTTGGTTGTAATCATAGACCCTATAAATAATATTAAAACGGTAATACATAACAACGTAGGTCAATTAAGGAGCTTCTATGAGCAAAATAAAGATAACATATGGATCGGCTTTAACTCACGAAGTTATGACCAGTATATATTAAAAGGTATCTTACTTGATATGGACCCTTATCTTATAAATGACCATTTAATTCGTCAAGATAAACCAGGTTGGCAGTATAGTAATGCGTTTAATAAAATACAACTTTACAATTATGATGTGTATAAAGGCCTAACTGATTATGGTCTAAAAACACTAGAATGTTTTATGGGAAATGATATTAGAGAAACAACAGTTCCTTTTAATATTGATCGACCATTAACTAAAGAAGAGTTGGAACAAACTATTTATTATTGTACTCACGATGTAGAACAAACTATTGAAGTATTTAAAATTAGAAAAGATGAGTTTGAAACACATTTAGGTTTAATTAATGAGTTCAATTTACCTTTGTCTAATATCACAAAAACTACTGCACAGTTAATTGCTGTAATTCTTGTAACTCATAAAAAGAGTTTTACAGATGAATGGAGTTTACGAATTCCTAGTAACTTAGACGTAAAAAAGTATAAATATGTGTTAAATTGGTATTTAGACTCAAAAAACTACAGTTATGATAGTAAACTTGAAACAACAATTGCAGGATGTCCACATATCTTTGCTTGGGGTGGTTTACACGGAGCATTAAAGAAATATAGTTATATTTGTAAAGATGATGAGCTTATGATTTTAGCTGACGTTAGTAGTCTATATCCAACGATAATGATAATGTATGATTTACTACCTAGAGCTATTAAGTCTAAACAAACTTTTATAGATATATACACTAAGAACTTAGTAATGAAGAATAATGGTGACCCTAGAAGACCTTTATATAAACAAATATGTAACACTACATACGGTTGTATGGGTGATAAATATAACCCTTTATATGATAAGTTAAATCAAAACTTAGTATGTATTTATGGCCAATTATTAATGTTAGATTTAATAGAACATTTAGAGCCTTATATCACGTTACAACAAACCAATACTGATGGTATTTTATTTAAGATTAAAAAGAAAGATTTTGAGTTAGTTGATTCAATAATTAATGACTGGGAAACTAGAACAGGTCTTTCAATGGAGTTTACTTACGCTAAGAAGTTATTCCAAAAAGATGTTAATAACTATGCGATCGTACCTACTGGTGAGTTATATAATAAGAAAGGTAAACCTAGATGGAAGTGTAAAGGTGCTTACGTTAAAGAGTTAAAAGAATTAGACTACGATTTACCTATAGTTAATGAAGCGTTAATTAATTACTTTGTTAAAGATATAAAGATCGAAGATACTATTAATAATTGTGATGAGTTAATTAAATTCCAAAAAGTTTATAAGTTAACTAGTAAGTATGACTTTGTAGAGCATAATAACACTAGATATTATTGGAAGAGTTATAGAGCATTTGCTTCTTTAGATAAGAATGACACTACTATATTTAAGTGTAAGCTTCTTACTGATGGAGTTAAAAGAGATAGATTTAGTAATGTTCCAGAGAACTGTAAGATTGTTAATAGTAATATTAAAGATGCTAAAGTACCAAACTGGTTAGATAAAAAATATTATATTGACTTAGCTTATACAAGATTAGAACAATTTGTAGGAAAGGAGTAAAAGAGATATGGAGAACACAACACAACATAAGAAGACTTTAGATTTTGCCGGAAGAGTACTTATTCCAGTTACTATTAGAAATGAATTAAACATTAAAGAAGGTTCTAAAGTTTCTATTAAAGCAGTTATGATCGACGGCAAAAAATATATTTTACTAGAAAAAGAAGGTGATTAATTTGTACAGAGGTTATATTCCTACAAAGAATAAAAAACCACTCTTAAAATTTAAAGATGCACCTTTATTAACGTTAGAAGAAGTATCTAAATATGATGAGTATGCTGGTGTTTTAGCTAAAGACACTATACTTATAGATATAGACAACCAAAAAGATAGTGAAAAGATGATGCACTTAGTAGAAGATTTAGGTTTAATTTGTAGAGTAGTTCAAACTTCAAGAGGTAAACACTTCTACTTTAAAAATAGTGATGTTAATAGCTGCTACACAGGAGTAAATTTAGCTTGTGGCTTAAAAGCAGATATTAAAGTTGGAGTTAAAAATAGTTATGCTGTAGTTAAATATAAAGACGAGGTAAGACCGATCATTTATGATAAGCTTGAAGATGAAGAGTACAATGTAGTACCTTTCTATTTAAAGCCTGTTAAATGTGATATTGATTTTAGCTCAATGTCTGAAGGTGATGGTAGAAATCAAACTTTATTTAATTATATATTAAAGCTACAAAGTTGTTTATTCTCACAAGAGCAGATAATAGCTACTATTAAATTATTAAACAACTATGTATTAGATGAACAATTAAGTGAGAATGAGATTAATACTATATTAAGACCTGATGCTTTTAGTAAACCTACTTTTTACTCTGATAAGACGTTTCTATTTGATAAGTTTAGTAAGTATTTAAAAGACTCTGCAAATATTATTAGTTTAAATGATAATTTATTTATCTATAAAGATGGTATTTATAAAAACGGTGATATTTACATAGAACAAGAAATGATTAAGAATATCGAATTATTAACTCAAGCTAAAAGAAAAGAAGTTCTAAGTTATTTAAGATTAATAGTAGAAGAGAAAGAACTAGCTGACGCACGATATATAGCTTTTAATAATGGTATCTATGATATTGTAGATGATGTGATGTTACCTTTTAGTCCTGACTTTATAATTACTAATAAAATACCTTTTGACTATGTACCCGATAGTTATCACAAATTGACTGATGATACTTTAAATAAATTAAGTTGTGAAGATAAAGAGATACGAGCTTTATTAGAAGAAGTGATCGGTTATTGTTTTTATAGAAGAAATGAGTTAAGAAAGAGTTTCTTTAGTGTTGGAGGAAAATCAACAGGTAAATCAACATTTATAGAAATGCTTCACTATATGTTAGGAAATGATAACGTATCAACACTATCTTTAGATGATATTGGTGATCGATTTAGAACAGCAGATTTATTTGGTAAACTAGCAAACTTAGGTGATGATATAGAAGAATCATTTAGCGGCAAAATATCAGTGTTTAAGAATTTAGTTAGTGGCTCACAGATAACAGTAGAACGTAAAGGTAAAGACCCATTTAATATAGAAAGAATGTACACTAAATTCTTCTTCTCAGCTAATAAGATGCCTTACTTTAAAGATAAAGCTGCAATTGATAGATTAATTATACTACCATTTAGAGCAACAATTACACCTAATGATGATGACTTTGACCCTTACATTAAGTACAAATTGTTAGTACCTGAAATGGCACAATATCTAATCTGTATAGGACTTAAAGGTTTAAGAAACGTGTTAAAGAATAAAGGCTTTACTAAATCAGTATTAGTAGAACAAGAAATGAAAGACTATGAAGAGACTAACAATCCTATAATAAGATATTTAAAAGATAAAGTAATTGATGACTTTGTTAATAACACAACTAATGATGCTTATTTATCATATTGTCTATGGGCAGAAGAAGAAGGTTTACGAAGTAAGTTAGGTAAATCTGAGTTTACTAAACAAGTTAATAAGACATTTAATTTGTATAGCTCAGTATCAAGAATTGATGGAAAATGTATAAGAGTTTTTGCTGAGAATTAGTTACACTTTGTTACACTTTGTTACACTTAAAATATAGCGTGTTATAGTGTTACACTTTAAAAGTGTAACTTTTTTTATACAAAAAATTAGTTTTTATAGGTTGTTACACTTCTGTTACACTTCGTTACACTTGAAGAAGTGTAACAAAATGAGTATGTTTAATTTAAAAAATATAGTCAAAATGTTAAATAAATATACTCAAAAGTTAAATTTGACTATATTTAAGAACTATTTATTTTATTTGTTACACTGTTACATTTATTTTTTTATATTTTTATAAAAATTATATATATTTATATATTTATATATTATATATGTATTTATAATAACATTGAAAATTTAGTGTAACAGTGTAACAAGTGTAACAACTAAAAAAACTATTTACAATTATTTCCTATTGTAGTATAATATAATTATAAGAGTAATAGGCTTTTTATGGAGGAAATAAATGGAAAGTATTGAAATAATCACTGCAATTGTTAGTTTAATAATAGCTATTGTTACTAGTGTTATTACTATTTTAACTAAATTAAAAGCAATTAAAAATATAGATAAAGCTGAAAAGCTTACTGAAGGTTTAATTGGTCTACAACATATAACAGATAAAGATAGAGAGTTTGCTATTATTGCTGAAAACAATGGTGGTACAGGTGAAGAAAAGAAAAAATTCGTTTTAAAATCAATTGAAGCTATTAGTGAAGAATTAAACTGGAAGTATAACGAACAATTAGTAACTGACATACTTGAAACATTTATCGATCTAAGTAAGAAGATAAATAGTAAGTAGTAGGTGAGTATAAAATGAGTGAAGTAGTTATTGTAGCGTTAATATCTTTATTAGGAACTTTGTTTGGAACATTTGCTGGTATATTAACATCTAGCAAATTGAGTAATTATCGAATTGAGCAATTAGAGAAAAAAGTAGATTTACATAATAATGCTGTTGAGAGATTATTTGTAGCTGAAGGTAATATCACAGAGCTACAACACGATATTAAAGAGATTAAAAAGAAATTAAATTAATAAAAAAAAAATTATATTATACTATATTAATAAAAGAGATGATAATATGAACAAAAATAATGCAGGTAGAAACTGTATGTATTTTACACAAGTACAACCGTTTCTCAAAGACATTGAAGAGTGGTTAGATAAAGGTGCATCACTAAAACAATGTGCTAGAAATTTAGGAGTACCTTATTCTACGTTTAATGCTTATAAAAAACAATTTGAAGAGTTGGATAAGATATGTAAGAAATTACGTAAACCAGTAATATTAGAACTTAGAAGTGCATTAGTTACTAGAGCTTTAGGTTTTACTCATACTACTAGAAAAGCAATTAAAGTAAAAGATGTATTTTATGATAACGGAAAGAAAACAAGAGAAACTGAAAAAGTTATTTATTATGATGAAGACACTTACTTTCCACCTGATACTACTGCGATATTTGGTGCTCTAAACTTATATGACCCTGAGTATGTTAAAGATAAGAAAAACTATGAGTTAAAGAAGAAACAATTAAACTTACAAGAAAAACTAGTTGAGGAGAAAATCTTTTAGTTATGGTAAAGACATTTAAAATCAAATACACAATAGGTCAAGATATTAAAGTTATTCGTGTTAAAGCTGAAGATATTGATGCAGCTTTATTTTGGTTTTATGTGAATTATCAATGTGATGATGTAATTAGTGTGGTGACTGAAGAAGATGTATAACTCACTACATAGTTTTTATACTTCTGATAATTGGCAGAATGCTAGACAAAGATTAATGTTAGAACGTGGAATGATATGTGACCATTGCAAGAAGTTAATACTTAAGAAGTATGACGCAATAGGTCATCATATAGAAGAGTTAACAATGCTTAATGTTAATGACTTTAATATAAGTCTTAACTTAGATAACTTAATGTTAGTTCATAGAGATTGTCATAATGCTATACATAATAGATATGGTTATTACACTCAACATAGATATTTAGTTTATGGTTCTCCTTTATCAGGTAAGACTACATATGTGAATAGTGTAGCAACTAAAGATGATTTAGTTATTAGTTTAGATGATATAAGATTTGCTATTACAGGAGGACACTATCACGCTAATAGTAATAACACTAATGATGAAGCATTTGCAGTTAGAGACTTCTTGATAGATCGAGTTAAGACAAGAGGTTATAGAATGAAGTTCCATAACTTATATTTAGTCGGAGGTTACCCACTTAAGAGTGAACGTGAGAACTTATGTAAAGCTTTAGATTTAGAAGAAGTATTTATTGATGTAACAAAAGAAGAATGTTTAGCAAGACTAGAAGCTGTTAATGATGGTAGAGATAAGATTGCTTGGAAGAAATACATTGATAAATGGTTTAATGATTTTAGATATTAAATAATAATAAATAATAATATTTTTTAACAATTTTGAGGTTGGTGATAGTTTGCTCCTTTCCTAGCACTGTAAAACTGCAAAGTGTTCCTCAAACTATACGCCCTGGCTATATTGAGTACTTTTATAGTCTGACGAGTACTGTAACGTGAGTTGCTCTTACACCAAAAAGGAAAATTTGAGTTTTCCGGTGAGAATTTACCGAACTTTTTCAATATTAATTAAACTATACGACTACCTTATAAAATTTATAAGTGAGGTGTTAAAATGAAAACAATTAAAATAGATTTAAGTAGAGACTTAGATTCAATTGAATTAGTTGCTTTATCTGATTTACATATTGGTGACCCTTTATGTGATATAGAACTAATCAAATCTAAAATCGAATATATTAAAAAGAATGAAAATGTTTATTGCATACTAAATGGTGACTTAATGAATAATGCCACTAAGAATAGCGTTAGTGATGTTTATGGTGAAACGATGACACCTATGGACCAATTAGCTCAAATCGTAGTTTTATTCGAACCGATCAAAGATAAAATCTTAGCCATTACTAATGGTAATCACGAAGCTAGAAGTTGGCGATTTGATGGAATTGATTTAATGAAGTTATTAAGTATGCAACTTAATATCGAAGATAAATACTGTAATGAAAGTGGATTGTTATTCTTAAGATTTGGAAAACAAAGTCGTGGCCATAAAGAGAAAAATAGTAGTGGTGAAGTTATGCGTGTTTGTTATGTGATATATGTAACACACGGTACTGGTGGTGGAAGAAAAGAAGGTGCTAAAGCTATAAGACTTGCAGATATGGCAAATATAGTTGACGCTGATATTTATATTCACTCACATACACATTTGCCTATGGTAATGAAACAATCATTTTATAGAACTGAAATTAGAAGCAGTTCTGTTTCTATAGTTCCTAAATTATTTGTTAACACTGCTTCAATGCTTAATTATGGCGGATATGGTGAAGTAGGAGAATTTAAACCTAATAGTAAAGATACACCTCATATTTTCTTAAGTGGTAAAGCTAAAAAGTTTTCAGCTAAACTTTAAGAGGTGACACAATGGAAAGAAGCGAACAATTACATAATATAATTGATGAGTTAGACGAGTCAGTTCAATTATTAGGTCACTCATTAGTTGATAGAATGCTATTTTTAGAAGCTCAACTATTCGAACTTGAAAAATTACCGTTTATCGAGTTTAAAAAAGACAATCCTTTAAAACAAAGAGAATTACCTGCTCGTAAAGCATATTTATCTATATTGCAGCAATATCACTTAATCATTAAAACGTTAGGAAAACTACTTGGAGCTGATACTGATAATGATTCGATGGGTGAATTTAAAAAGTATTTACAAACACTACAAACTAAATTGTATGGTGGTAGTTAATGCTTAAAGATATTATTACAACAAAAGATAGATATGAAGAGACATATTTATATGAGTACTTAAATGAAATAAATAGTGGAAAAATTCACGCTTGTTGGGAAATGCGACAAGAATTAGAAAACTTAGCTGAAGAATTTTTCTACGACGAGTACTTATATGATACTACTAAAGCTTATGTTTATATTGATTTTATAGAAACAAATATCAAGCATACTAAAGCTCCATTTGCAGGTAAACCATTTCTATTAGAGTTATGGCAAAAAGCTTTAATCGAAGTGTTATACAGTTTTAAAATTAAAAGTATTGATAGTGATCGATGGGTTCAAAGATTTGTAGAGTTACTTTTATGGATAGCTCGTAAGAATGGTAAGACAACATTAATTGCTGCACTTGAGTTGACTGAGCTATTCTTGTGTGCTCCTGGTAGTGGAATAGTATGTTCAGGAATGAATGATAAAATCGCAGACCTTTGTTACACAGAGATTAATGATATGCGAGTTTATATTGACCCTGACTCAGTTATTACTTGGAAGAATCAAAAAGGAATTAAGAACCTATTTAATAATAACTTCTTAAGAAAAATTAGCGACTCTACTCGAAATAAAGAAGGTGGAAACGTCGTAATGGCTGGTATAGATGAAATATGGTCATTAGAAAGTGACAGTATTTACTCGCCATTAAGACAATCTGCATCAACTCAAGATGAGTACTTAATTGCTTTATTTAGTAGTGACGGTGTTATAGTTGATGGCTTTGCTGATAAAACATTAAATGATTATATTAAGATTATTAAACGTGAAAATATCATTGATGCTGACAAACGTAAACTACCTTGGATATACAAGATGGACACTGAAAAAGAAGTGTGGCAAGTAAATGAAAAAGGAATTAATCCTTTATGGCAAAAAGCAAATCCTAGTATTGGTACAGTTAAGAAGTGGTCATTTATGCGTGACTTATGTGATGAAGCAACTGTTAAAATGAGTACACGTTTAACGTTCTTAACTAAAGACTGTAATATTAAACAAGGTGCTAGTGAACGTTGGCTTAATCCGAATATACTTGAGTACAATGCAACTTTTGAATTAAGAGAGTTTGAAAATTATTGGGCAGTAGCAAGTGTCGATTTAGCTGAAACAAACGATATGGTCTCTGCAAAAGTTTATGTATTTAAAAATAATTCAAGTTACAAATATGTACTTCAACACTATTGGATACCTAAATCTAAATTAGAAGACCCTAAAATGAATGACATAAAAGTTGGAGCTAGATATGAAGAATGGGAAAGTGCTGGACTACTTACAATTATTGATGGTAATGACATTAAAGATTTAGGAGTAGTTGCAGACTGGTTATATGAAGTAGTTCAACTTAAATATAAAATTAACATTTATAAGATTGGATATGACCAAAAATTTAAAAACGATTTTATTCGTAAATGTGAATATTATGGTTGGAATGATAGAGAAGAATTGATTGTTATTAATCAAAGTCCGGAAACACTACATCGAGCGATCTGTCAAGTTGAAGCTGACTTGAAAGACCAATTGATTGTTGGTTTAAACGTAATTGATAAGTGGTGTTTAAGTAATGCTGGACTTAAGATTAATGGTGACGATAAATCAATTTTAAAGAAATCTGAAAGAAATCGACGTATCGACGGAGCTGTGACATTAGTAATGTGTCAAGAGATGCTTAATAGATATAGTCAAGAAATAGCGGAACTGATACCGAATTAAACAGGTGGTGAATTATGGGAAAAATATTAGATTCTATTTTAGGGAAATTAGGTTTTGTTAAAAGTGAAAAAAGCAAATCTATATTAATGGACTTTCTAGATGGCAGCGGAGCAATTTATAGTCAATATGGTGATGAGATATACGCTTATGAAGTAGTTCAACAAGCGATGCACTCGATCGTTAGTGAGTTAAGTAAAGCATTACTTACACACGTTAAAATCTCAAATGGCGAAGAACAGTTTATTACTGATGATGTCCAACGAGTTTTAGAAAATCCGAATCCATTAATGTCGATGAGTGATTATATTGAAAAACTTTCGTGGAATTTACTATTTAATGAGAATGCTTTTTCGTGGCCCACTTATAGTAAGAGTGGAAAGTTAATTAGTCTTACACCTTTACAACCTACAGATGTTGAATTTAGAGAGTATCAAAATGGTATGTACGTATGGATGAAATTTAGAAATGGAGCTGAAGGTGAAGTTCCTTATGATAGATTAATTCATATTAGAAGAAAGTTTTCAGTAAACGATGTAATGGGTGGAAACAAGTACGGTAAACCTGATAATGAAGCTTTACTTAAGACTTTAAAAATGAACGAGAAAATACTTGATAATTTAGCTAAAGCTTTAGACTTCTCAATGAAAATTAATGGTGTAATGAAATTCAAATCACAAGTTAATAGTACTGAACAATTAAAATGGCTTGCTGATTTTGAGAAAAAAATTGCTGAATATGACACAGCAATATTACCAACCGATTTAAACAATGAATATGTTCCTATTAATAAACAAATTCAATTTATTGACCAAAAGACTTTAGATTTTATTGATGAAAAGATTTTACGTTATTGGGGTGTTCCTTTAGCAATCGTTAAAGGAGATTATACTACTGCTCAATTTAATGCGTTCTATCAAAAAACGTTAGAACCGATCTTAATTAAAATGGAACAAGCTCACACTAAAGCATTATTTAGTAATAAAGAAAGTTTTGGATACGGACATAAAATTAGATTATATCCTGAAGATTTAATTCATTTAGATAATGACCAAAAATTAAAATTATTTGATTTATTAGTTGACTCAGCAAGTTGCTTTAAAAATGAATTACGTACTAAGTTTGGTATGAGACCTGACCCTGAATTTAATAATCAAATTGCAATGTCATCAAATAAAACAAATGCTGAAAATAATAGAGTTGACGGAGGTGAAGTAGATGAGTAAAGTATATGGTTTTTGTAAAGCAGGATGTAAATATCCTGTTGTAAGTGAAGAAGATTGGTTAAAGTCTATTCCTAGTGTTGAGATTGCACAATCTACTTACACTAATCCGACTAATGGTGCTGTTGTTCCAGCTTATATTCTTGAAACAAATCAACTTTATAAAGTATTTAAAAACGACGGTAGTTATGGTTGGAGTTTTACTATTAAAATTGACTATTGGGCAGATACAAGTTGTGGTACATATCAAATACCACTTCCTGAAGTTGTTAGTAAAAATCAAAATGAAGTTAAGTTTAAATTAATTGATGTTCAAGATTCTAGTGATTTAGGTAAATCTACTTTAAAGATTATTTATGAGTTAAATGATAAATTAACTGTATATCAACCTACACTTCCATTAGCTTATTCTAAAATTGAAGGTAGTGCTCGTGTTGAAGGTCTATCTAAAGTTTACTTAGTTAAAGAAGAAAGTAGTCCAGCAGTACCTTATAGTAGTGGTACTGGTGGAGGTGTAGATGAAGAAGCTGTAGATAAATTAATTTTAGCTAAAGGATATGCTACTAAAACACAAGTCAACAGTTTAATTACTATTACAGAAAATACTGATGGAACTATTAACTTAGTAATCAATCCTATTAAGTAGGTGATAGTATGGCAGATAAAAAAGTAAAAGGAATCGTAGCAAACGGAAAACCTTTCACGATCGGTGGAAAATCAGTTAGTAAAGTAATTATAGTTGGTGGAGATACTTACATATTAGAAACTATCGAAACTAAAACAATTACTTATATAGCTAATGGTTCTACTTATACAACACGTTCTATCGCAAAAGGTAGTGAGTTGACAATGTACAATATTCCTAACGAACCTGTACGAGAAGATTGGACGTTTATAGGTTGGTATAAAGGTAGTACTAAATTAACAGTTGGTACTGTAATAACTGAAGATATTACTGTTACTGCTAAATGGGAACAAGAAAAACAAACTGGAGTAGAAACTTTAACTTGTAAAGATTGTCACGGTGTTGGTCAAATAGAAACACTTTGTCCTGTTTGTGATGGTACAGGTATTATCACAAATGCTTGTAATAATTGTGGTATTGATTTAGGTAATGATTGGAGTATAGATATACAACCTAACTGTCCTAAATGTTCTGCTGATTTAACTAAATCTGGAGCTGTTAATCCTAATGTTGAATGCTATGGTGCTTGTGGTGGTACAGGTAGTATATTTGAAGATTGTTATTGTGGAGATGGTATGCAAGAATATCCTGTCTACGAAACAATACAAGAAATTTATTAATATGGAGGTAAACTAAAATGATTAAATGTGCGAAACAGTCACCTAGAGTTTGTGGTGACAATACAATTCGTTGGTACGAAGGTGATACTTTTCAAATCGAGTTAAACTTTACTAAATTAGACAATAACGGAAATACACTTTCAGTAGAAGAAACTGATGTATTTGCGATGACAATTGTTAATAAACAAAAAGAAGTAATTCACGAAATCGAAGTAACTGGAACTAATACAATCGTTATTGATATGACAGAAGAATTGACTGCTAAATTTACTAAAGGTACATATTTCTATGATGTTGAACTTAGAGGTGAATATATCACAACTGTTGTTAATGAAAACAAATTGGTGGTGGAATAATGAAGGTTGATGTTAATGTTGTTTTACAACCGAATATTAATGTAAAAGGTGAAGCTAAAATTCCTTATAAAGCAATAATCGGAACTACTATCAACACTCCAGAAGATAAAACAATCGAATTAGGTGGAGATTATGACGGAAGTGATATTAACGTTACTAAAAATGGAACAGTTGATATTGAGGGAATGATTAGTGAGAAAAAACTTCCATTAAAAGTAAATGTTGAAATTGCTGAAAAAACTTGGGATAAGGTTGTTGATGAGTGTGTTCCTGTTCATAAAGGAAAATATGAATTTATCGCTAGTAATGGAGTAGATTTATATAGTTCTACTGATAGTAGCACTAACACAGGCATTTGGCATACAAATTTACAAACAGGAGTTATAACAAAAATATACGATAAATTGAGTAATTGGTGTTATTTTTATGAAGATTCAAAAGGAAATATATATGTTGGTACATATAATAAAAATTCAGGTATTGTACATTTAAAAGATGGAATTGCTACACAAATTTATACAGCTGAATGTCATTGGGACACATTTTATGAAGATACGAAGGGTAACTTATATGCAATACCTACATATACAAATTCTACTTATAGTCTTCTTCATATAACAGATAAAGTTTGTGTAAAAATATTACAAGTTACTAATATGCCTGGTGGTCAGTTTATTGAAAATGAATATGGATTATATGTTTCAGTATATTCGTCGCAATTAACTTCAAGACTAATTCTAGTTAATGGGTTAGAGTATGAAGAAGTAAATGGTATAACAACAAATCTATCAAATTTAGTTAAAGACAGCAAAGGCAATGTGTATGCCTCTGCGTCTGCTAGTAGTAATACATATTTTAATATTATTAGAGGTACAGATGTTATCTATACTAATACAACGGATACTTATTTAAGAGCGGTTAGCGTTTGTTATGAAGATTCAAATGGTAATACATATCTTTGTAGTAGTGAAGCTATTTTATATGTTACGGAACAAGGTATTACTCAAATATATGCTGGTGGTTATTTTAATACTTTTTATACTGATTCAAAAGGTAATTTATACGTTGTATCAAGTACAACTAGTAGTAGTTCAAAAGGATTAGTACATCTAGATGGTGAAACAGCAACTAATATATTTAATGAAACAAGTGGATTAAAATTACACGAAGATTCTAAAGGTAATTTATATGGTATAAAAGAAGGTTGGAGTGGGATAGTGCATATAAATACTGATGACTTAACTGCAACTAAAGTCACTTCTAATGGTCAACATAATACTTTCTTTGAAGCTAGTAATGGCGATGTATATATTACTAAAATTCCTTCTAAAGAAGGTAGCTATATACATCATCTAAACGGTAAAGTTGGAACTTATATATTAGGTGTAATTTCTTGTCAAACTATTTTTGAAAAAAATAACAAAGTATATGTTTTTGAAACTGAAAAACCAGAATATAATGCAAATGGTTATGAATTAGTAGGAACAACTGTTTCAAAAATAAAATATTTGGAGGTTGAATAATGACTATTTATTTAATTAGAGAAGATAAAACTTATGAAACTTTCGATAATGTAATTGAATGGAATATAAACTATGTAATCTATCAAGCTGGTCGAGGTCGTTGCAAAATCTATGCTGTTGGAAATGAATATTTTACTGATGTTTTACCTGAAATTGAGGAAGACAATGAATAAAATATTATTCTGGATATTACAAATCACTTGGGGAGTAATAATGAACGTGATCGGTTTAATTGCTTTCCTTGTGTTAGTAATTACAAAACACAGACCTAGAATATTTCATCAAATGGTCTACTTTGTTACAGGTAGTAATTGGGGTGGAATAAATCTTGGTTTCTGTACAATAATTAGTAGAGCAAGTGGAGAATCAACACTAAGACACGAACACGGTCATTTTATTCAAAATGCTTTATTTGGTCCGTTGTTTTTAGTGCTAGTTGCAATTCCTAGCTTTACTAGATCGCAATATAGAAATTGGTTAGTTCGAACTGGTCGTAAAACTAGAAAAGAACTACCTGATTACTATTCTGTGTGGTTCGAAGGTCAGGCAACTGACTTTGGATATAAATATTTGAAGGAGGTGTAAGGATGCCTGAATTAATTAGACGTAATATGGCTTTAGAAATTAGAGCTGATGCTGAAGCTCCTGATGGTGTAATTAGTGGTAGAGCAATTGTTTATGATACACCTACTGATATCGGTGGTTGGTTTCAAGAAACAATCGTTAAAGGTGCTATCGACGAAGAACAATTAAAAGAAGATATCAGTTTATATTGGAATCACGATTACAACTCTAAACGTTTAGCAAGAAGTGTTATTCCTTTATCTGATAAAGGTGGTTTAGAGTTATCTGTTGATGAAAAAGGTTTACCTTTTAAAGCTAATTTAAACTTAAAGAGAACAGATGCAAACGATTTATACGAGTCTATTAAAGACGGAACTTGTACTGCTATGAGTTTTGGTTTTTATGTAGATGAATCTAGATGGGAAGATGAAGACACAAATTATCCTAAACGTTTTATCACTAAATTAACGTTAGTTGAAATTAGTTGTGTTAATGACCCAGCTTATAAAGCGACTACAGTTGGCTTACGTAGTAATTTATCATCGGAAAATGATAAGTTGGCATTGGACCAAATGCTATTGAGCCGTAAAAATAAACAAGACGTGGACAACGCAAAAGAGCTTGAACTTTTAAAAATCAAGACATTAATTTTAAACAAATAAATACCCTACCTAGTATGGTATAACAAAATTAACGGAGGAATTTAAAATGAAAGAAAAATTATTAAAATTAATTGAAGCTAAAAAAGCTGAACAAAAATCTATTCGTGAAAAAATTAAAGCTTCTGAAGATATTAATGAAGTTCGTTCTTTAGGTGAAACTTTAGATAAGATCGCTGAAGAATTAAAAGCTTTAGAAGAAATGGTTGCAAATGCTGAAGCTGATGAAGAAGCTGCTAACGAAGAAGGACGTAATGCTTTCAATCCTATGGGAACTTATCAAGTAGTTGGTGCTCCTGCTCAACCTGCTGAAAAAGTTGATGTTCGTTCAACTAAAGAATATCACGAACAATTTAGAACTTATATTCGTTCAGGTGTTATGGGTGACAAACTAGTTAAACGTGAAGCTACTGCTAGTGTATCTACAGAATTAGGTGTATTATTACCTGAAACAACTGAAAAAGCTTTCTTAGAAGCATTAAAAGAAGATTATGGTTACTTATACAATGCAGTTTATAAGATGAACACTGTTGGTGGTGTTAAAATTCCAATTGCTTCATTTGCTGCTACATATACTCGTATTGTTGAAGGTGCTGTATCTGAACGTACTAAAGCTGGTGAAGTATTAGGTTATGTTCAATTTGGTTATAACATTGGTGAATTAAGATTAGCTCGTACTTTATTACAAGCTTTATTAGCTCCAGAAACATTTGATGCTGCATTCGGTAAATTATTAGCTCAAGCTTATGCTGAAGGTACTGATAAAGAAATCTTAAAAGGTGACCCTGCTAAGAATGAAATGGAAGGTATCTTAACTGAAGCTGCTAAAGAAAATAATGGTAGATTAAAAGGTCACGTTATTGATTTTACTGCTGCTGAAATCGCTGATTGGACAGCTTGGGAAAATAAATTCTTCGGTATCTTACCTGTTGAATTAGAAAACGGTGCTGAATTTGTAATGGCTAAACGTACTTATGTAGGTAACTTATGTACTTTAAAAGATAAGAACGATCAACCTATCAATAAAGCTGGTTTCGATGTTGCTGATAAACAATATAAATTCAATGAAGTTACTGTTAAGAGAGTTCCTGAAACTTTATTCAAATCATTTGATGCTTGTGCAAATGATGAATACTTTGGTATGTATTGGGTAGGCCAAAAAGCTTATGCTATCAATCAAAACTTACAAGTTTCAACTCATCACTACTTCGATCACGAAACTAACCAATATGTTGATAAGATGATTTTCATCAACGATGGTAAAATCTTAGACCCTGAATATATTTACTTATTAAGAAAGAAAGTTAGTGCTTAATAATGGCTAGTAAAAAAGTTACTGAACCTAAAGTTAAAGTAAAAGTTGTATCATCATTTTATGATTTAAAATCGAACAATATTTTACGAACAGTTGGTGATGTAATTGAAGTAACTGAAAAACGTGCTGATTATTTAATTAGTCGTAAATTAGTTATTAAGGGTGAGTAAATCTCGCTCACCCTTTGTTTCAATTATTAACCTTATAATTTATTTGAGTAATAAATAAAAATCAATCTAGGGTTAAATTTGGAGCTTAAAATCAAACAATAGGGGTGGTTATATGACAAAAGATGAATTATTAAAAGAAATAAAAACTGCATTAGGTAATATACCATCTCATTTAGATGGAACGATTACTTTATATATGGACGAAGCTATCAATTATATGCTTAGTGCTGGAGTACCAGAAGAATTATTAGATGAAGACGATATTAATAATAAATGTGTTGGTTGCATTATTCGTGGTGTAGCTGATTTATGGAACTATGGTAATGGTGATACTAAATTAAGTGAGTACTTTCAACAACGAGTATTACAATTAGTATTTGAGGCGTATAAATAATGGCTAAACAATATCAACCTCAAACACCATTTAATGTTCCATTTATAATATTGTCGTTAACTAAAGAATTTATTAATGGTGTAAATAAACAAACATATGTTGAAGGAACTGAAATCTATTTCTGTTCAGCTAAAGCATATGTTGGTGTTAATAAACAAATTAATAATATTACTGCTGAAGAAGATACTTTAACAGTAGACACTTGGTTCAATCCAGTTCTTAAGAAAAATGACCGTATTAAATTACTAGATGACGATACTATTTGGGAGTTAACTACTGCTCCTGAAAATATTAACCGTAGAAATCAATATATGAGATTTAAGGTGGTACGTTACCGTGGGTAAAAAAGGTGGTTCAAATGGAAAAGCATTTATTGAGATGTATGGTGTAAGTGATTTACTTAAAAAGATAGAAAAAGCTAATGGTAATTTAGAAGATGCTATCTCTAAAGCTGTTGAAAAAAGTGTAGAGTTACCTAAACAAGATATGCTTAACTTTATGGAACAACATCATAGAAGTGGAGACACTGAAGAATCTTTCACAGTTTATCCTATTAAATGGAAAGATGGAGTTGGAACTGTAAAATTAGGTTTTAGTATTAAAAAGAAAGGTTTACCTGCTGTTTTCTTAAACTATGGTACACCTAAAATTCAACCTACTTTCTTTATACAACACGCTGTAGACGATCACATAGATGAAATACATCAAATACATCGAAATACACTTGAAGAAATTTTGAAGGAGTTATTATGAACGAATTATATGAGTTATTTAAACAATTAGGTTATGACAAACGTTACTTTAGACAAGGTTCGTTAATTGATGATAATTGGCCAGAGCATTTCTTCACATTTTGGAAGCTATCACCTTCTACGTTATTGTATCGTGATAATAAATTAAAAACATATAGTCTTGATTTAGTAATTTACTTTTATTCGAATGATAGTGAGTTTGTTTATACTGAAATGGATAGATTTATTGAAGAAGCAAAAAAAGCAAAATTTATTGTCGAAGGAAAACCTTATGATGCTCCTAGTGGGAGAACTGATTACTTTGGACAATTGATTAATATTAGAAAACTTTACAAGGAGGAAAAATAAAATGGCAAAATCATTTAATGATTATCGTGGTATCCGTGATGTAAGAGTTGCCTTTAACGTAGTTGATAGTGCTAATGGCTATTCAGCTGACGAATGGGAAGACTTAGAAGGTTGTGAATCTATTAATGTTGAAGGTAGTGAAAGCTATGCTGAACGTTTTAGAGATAATCAAGCAGTTGGTGGTATCTTAGCTGAAGGTACTGATGTAGCTACTGCTGTTATGGACGTTTTAGCTCGTAAAGTAAGAGCTAGATTAGAAGGTCGTACTTACGTTGAAGGTAAAGATATGATCGTTAAAACAAAGAAAAAACGTAACTTTGTTGCATTATCTTATATTGGTAAATTAACAGATGGTACTGAAGAATTAAATATTATGTACAAATGTTTAGTTACTGGTGGTAATACATCTCATACAACTGAAAATGATGGAACAGATGTAACAACTGTTGAATATCAATTCAATGCAGCTTACACTGCTTATAAATGTGATTGTGGTAATGGAATTAAAGAAACTTTCAAGAGTGTTTGTGTTCCTATTACTGAAAGTGTTACTGAAGAAATGCTATTAGGTGAATTTACTGATGGTAAATCTACTATTGCACCATTAATTCCTGAAGAAATTATTGGTTTAGCACTTTAATAACACACAATTGAAAGGAGAAAATAAAATATGGATATTAAATTAAATGTGTATCAAGATAGACTTTGTAGAAAGCTAGATAGAACTTTAGTAGCTCAAGAATTTGATTTATCAACTGCTATTTGTGAAGATGTAATTCAAATTATCAATCCAGATAACTTTGCAGGATTGAGTGCATTATCTAAAGAAAGTCAAGTAGAAGTAATTACTGATTTAATTAAAGAAGGTTATCCGTTCTTTATGGAATTAATTAAAGAAATCTTTGAGTTAACTGATGATAGTGGTTATTACAAAGTATCTGATATTGGTGGAGTAATAGTACAAATCTATTACTTTGCAATGACTCAATTAGGAAAAGCAGTTGGGAAGTTAACAGGAAAAAACTAAATGAGGGTGGTGGGTCAACCACTACCCTTTATGAAGTTTTATTTAATTTGCAACTAAGTTTATGTGATAGATTTCACATAAGTCCTTTTGAAATAAGAAAACAACGTTTTAGTGAGTTTTGTTTATTAGTTAAAAGACTTAAACAACAAGAACGAACTCCTACTACGAACAATAATACAACAAACAAGAAGAATTTTAAAAAAGTAACGTTTACCAAGAAAAAACAGCAATAAGGAGGTGGTCTTATGGCTGAACAAAATTATATTGGTATAGCGATGGGTTTAGATGTCACATCCCTTAAAGTTGGTTTAAATGAAGCTAATAAACAAATACAACTTGCAAATAGTGAATTTAAAGCTGCATCAAGTGGTATGGATGATTGGTCTAAATCTACAGAAGGTCTGAGTGCTAAAGTTAAACAACTAGACACTGTTTTAGATTTACAAAGACGTAAATTATCTGGCTTACAAGCTGAGTATGATAACGTAGTTGCAAAACAAGGCGAAAATAGTGAAGCTGCTAGACGACTTAAAATTCAAATTAACAATCAACAAGTTGTTGTTAATAAAACTGAAAAAGAATTTCAAAACTATAAAACTACTTTAGAACAAGCTGAAGCTGGTACAGTTGATTTAACACAAGTTACTTTAAAAGCAGGTAAAGCTGTTGATAAATTAGGTGACGAAGCTAAAGAATCTGGTTCTAAAATAGATACAATTAAAGGTGTAGCTGGTGGTGTAGCTAAAGGTTTATTAGGTATAGCTGGTGCAGCTGCTGGTGGTATTGCTACATTTTTAGCTTTAGGTGAGTCTACTCGTGAAACTAGAAATAATATGGCTAAACTTGAAGCTGGCTTTGTTACAGCTGGTTTAACTGCTAAACAATCAACTGATACATACGCTAAATTATATGGTGTATTAGGTGACACAGGAAAAGCAACTGAAGCTACAGCTATGATTGGTCAAATGGCTAAAAGTGAAGAAGACTTAGCTAATTGGACTAATATTGCTACAGGCGTGTATGCTACTTTTGGTGATAGTTTACCAATCGAAAATCTAGCAGAAGCAAGTTTAGAAACTTCTAAAACCGGCAAAATCACCGGAGGATTAGCAGATGCATTGAATTGGGCTGGTATCAGTGAAGAAGAATTTCAAAAGCAATTAGATGCTTGTACTACTGAGCAAGAACGTCAAAAGTTAATTACTGATACACTAACAGATACTTATAGTGATGCTAGTGACCAATTTAAAGAAACTAATAAAGATGTAATTGCAGCTCAAGAAGCAGATGCAGCTTTAACTCAAGCTATAGCTGAATTAGGTGCAGTTGCTGAACCTATTATGACTAATCTTAAAACACTAGCAACAGGTGTAGTTACAGCTATGATGCCTTTTGTTACTTTATTAGGTGGAGGCTTAACTGATGCTTTAAACGGTGTAGATGGTGGAGCTGAAAAAATGGCTGAAGGTTTAAGTGGTATTATTACTACTTTACTAGATACTGTAAGCTCTATGCTACCTACATTAATTGATTTAGTAGTGCAATTAGTACCTAAAATTATTAATTCATTGTTAGATGCTTTACCTCAATTACTAAAAGTAATAATTGATGGAACAATATCTATTATTGATGGACTAGCTAAAATGCTACCAGTAATTGTTGAAAAAATAATGGAGATACTTCCAATTTTGATTAATCAATTAGTTGCTGCTGTACCACAATTAATTGAAGCTGCAATTACTTTATTAATGTCAATTGTAGATTCTATTCCTATTATTATAGATGAGTTATTAAAAGCTTTACCTACAATGATTAATACTATAATTGATGCTATCATTAAAGCTTATCCTATGTTATTAGATGGTGTATTAAAATTATTTATGGCTTTAACTGATGCTATTCCTGTAATTATTGATTTATTAATTATTGCTTTACCTCAAATTATTGATGCTTTAGTTAATGGATTAATTGAAGCTATTCCTATACTTTTAAAAGCTTGTATCCAATTTTGGATGGCATTAATTCAAGCAATACCTACGATAATTTTAGAATTAATTAAAGCTTTACCTAAATTATTTACTACAATTTATAATTCATTAACTAATGCTAAAACTACTTTATTTAATAAAGCTAAAGAGTGGTTTATGAACTTTGTAAGAGCTTTACCTAGTATTATCAGTGATTTAAAAGTTAAAGCTCAAGAAGTTATCAATGCTGTTTTCACTGAATTTAAAGCTATAGGTGAAGATATGAAAGAGTATGGTAAAGACGTAGTTGAAGGTTTATGGAATGGTATAAAAGATAAAGTACAATGGATAAAAAATAAGATTAAAGGTTTTGTTGGTGATGTTAAAAGTTTCTTTACTGATTTCTTTGGTATTGAAAGTCCATCAAAACTTATGCACGATGCAGTAGGTATGTATCTTGGTGAAGGTATTGGCTCAGGATTAGTTGATTCTTTACCTATCGTTAAAAAAGATATTGATGCATTTAGTAATAAAGTTGCTAATAATTTAGGAAATATTAAGAGTGGTTTAACTCTTAATAGTGGTGTTAATGCTGGTTCTTCTAGTGGAGGTAGTGTTGGTGGTGTTATTAATAATTTCACACAAGTTATTAATGCTCCTAAACAACCTAGTTTAGAAGATTTATATAGAAGAACTGGTAACTTATTAGATTTGAAAGGTGGTGCGGTGTAAAATGTACGATTGGAAAGTTGAACACAATACTTTGACTTTAAATATCACAAATCAAGAAGATAAATGGATATTAGATAAAGTTAAAGGTACAAGTCCCGTACCAACTACTTTCAATGAAACTACAATGATCGGTGTAGATGGTGTTACGTTAAATGGTTCTAAACGTTCTAAACGTAATTTAGTATTTACTTTATTTATTGAAGGTGATTGTGAAGCAAATCGTGATGAGTTATATGAGTTCTTCACACCGAATAACTCAGTTAGATTATACTGCGATACACCTTACAAACAAGTGTATATTGATGGTGTAGTTGAAACTTGTGAGTGTGAAGTTTATGAACAAGTAGAAGTAATGCAAATAAGTGTTCTTTGTCCTGACCCTCACTTTAAAAAAGTTGAAGCTACTGAAAGTTTCAATATGGCTCAAACTGGTGGAATTACATTTCCTTTATCAGTAGAACACGATGATACAATTATATTAGGTGAGTTTTTCTTTAATAATCAAGTGATACTATATAATTCTGGTAGAACTGAAATTGGTTTTGATGTAACTATTGAATTATTTAATGATACTAATATCGTGACTTTATTTAATGTTGACAATGAAAATGAATATTTAAGCTTCTCAGGAGACTTTAAAACTAATGATATATTACATATCAATACAAATCATCGTGTTAGAAATAGAGCTACTATTACTCGTGGAAATGTGACTACAAGTTTATTAAATAAACTAGTTGCAGGTTCTACGTGGATAAAACTTAACACTGATGTAAAAGTGATCGGTTGTAATGAGAACTGTTATATGGAATTTATAACTCGTGATGAAGTGGTAGGTCTTTAATATGGTTGTATTAAACATCTTAGATGAGAATAGAGAATTGATAGATATTATCGATTATGCTAGTGAGATATTGTGGAGTAAAAAATATTATGATGTTGGTGGCTGTGTATTTAAAATCACAGCTAACCAATATTTAGTTGAGTTATTTACTAAACACGCTAAATACATATCACGAGATAATGATGATATGATATGTATGGTTGTTAAGGTTTCGCTATCGCAAAATATAGACACAGGTGCAGATGAACTTACAATTACGTGCCTTTCATTAAGTCATCTTCTTACTCAAAGAATTATATGGGAACAATTAAATGTAAATGATACTGCTGACATATGTATGCGATATTTAGTTCAACAATGCTTTATTAATACTACTACTGATAGACAAGTATCATATATCAAATTAGGTGATTTAACTTATTATGGACCTAATGTTATTAAACAAATATCGTATGATAATTTATTAATTGCTATCCAAGAATTAGCTTTAACTTATAATATTGGCTTTAAATTTACGATGGATGACAATAAGAACTTTATATTTAATTTATATCGTGGAACAGATAGATCGATCAATCAAGATATAGTTGACCCGATCGAGTTCAATCCTGGTTTACACAACTTACAATCATTTACTTATGATTTAGATTTAAGTAGTGCAAAAAATGTTGTACTAGTTGGTGGTGAAGGTGAAGGAACTCTTCGTAAAAAAGTAACAGTTGGTAATGCAACTGGTATTAATCGTAAAGAAATGTTTTTAGATAATCCTAATACTTCAACTAATAACGGTGATATTGTAACAACTGATTACAACACAATGTTAATTGAAAGTGGTAATGCTGCATTATCTGAAAATAGTATCACTGAATCATTTAACTTTGAAGTAGACGTTAATAGTTATATTTATAAAGTAGATTATGATTTAGGTGATATTATTACTGTTACAGCAGATTATGGTTTAACTTTAACTGCTAAAATTATTGAAGTTATTGAAACTTGGTATAGTGATGAACGATACGATGTTAAAATTATCGTTGAAATTTAAGAGAGGTGATATAAATGATTAGATTTGGATATTTTCCTTCAAATACTGAATTAGGAATAAATAATGAATATAACGGATTCGATTTCAATTTGCAATTAAAATATTTAGTTGGTAATGGTGTATTTGCTACTCAACACGGAACTCCAAGTGATTTCTTACAAGTGTATGCTCATAACGGTATGCAAGTTAAGATTAAACCTGGTGCAGGTAATTTCTTTAATACTTGGTTCGAATCAGATGAAGAAGAAATATTAACACTAGATAGTGGAGATACTTCAGATCGAATTGACTTAATTGTTGTTGAAGTTAATAAAAATCCGACTGTATTAAAGAGTGAATTTAAAATCATTAAAGGTATTCCTGCTAGCTCTCCAGTTGAACAAAGTATTGTTAGAACTACTTATGTAGAACAATATCCGTTAGCAGCTATTTATGTTAGAGCTAATACAACTAGTATTTATCAAACTAATATTACAGATAAACGTGGTAGTAAAGATTGTCCTTGGGTAACAAGTTTAATTACTCAAATGGATACATCTACTTTATATTTACAATACCAAGAATCGTTTTGGAATTGGTTTAATAATATTAAAGATACACTATCAACAACTACTTTAATGAGAAAATATACTGGATTTGTTCATACTACTGTTGAGAACCAAATCGATATTGAAATTCCTGTAGTTGAATATAACAGTGTATTAGATATTTTACAAGTACACATTGAAGGTCGTATTTTAAGAGAAGGTGTTGACTATTCTAAAACTGGTTTCTCATCAATTAGTTTAACTAACGCACTACCAGTTAAAAACACTTTAGTTTACTTTGAAATATTTAAGTCAGTTGATGGTAGTGATGCTGAAACAATTGCATCTTTGGTTTATGATTTACAAACTAGAGTAAATAATGGTGCAATTACTAAAGTAGATGGTACTGATAAACTAACTATTGTTAATAATATTGCTACTGAAGTATTAAACGCTGGAGTTGGTTTCCATACTTTATATATTCCTAGTACTATTGCAAATATGCCTATTAATAATAAAGTTTGGAGAGGCTATGCAAGTTTTACTAGTGCTACTAAAGGTTATATAGTTATTATTAGTGAAGATGGTGACACATATACTATTAATTATAAAGAAGGTAGTTGGAGTCCTTGGCGATGTATATATCAACATAACGTTAAGATGTTATACACTTCAGTTGGTAATTTAGTAAATGCTACTTTTGATACAACTTTTAGTAAAGCTTTATCAAATTGTGCTAATGGTTATGTATTAACATTTGCTAAAAATGGAAGCATTAATGAAATGAACTTCCACTATCATTTACCTAAAGTAAGATACGATGGTAGCAAGTGGAACGGTCAATCTATTTGTATTGAAATGCCTTACGAGTTTAGTGCTGATGGAGTTACTAGAAAAACTTGTATGAAGAAATTAAATATCTATGATACTAGAATTACTGGTTTTGCAGGAAATGCTTTAAGTGATAATGCAAATATGGTATTGATCGGTATCAATGAGTACTAAGAGTCGGAAACGGCTCTTTTTTAAACTTTTTGAAAATGAAAACGTTTTCATATTTACAATCAATTATTATGGTGATATAATATAACCATAAGTGGTAAATATTACCAATTAAACAGTTATATCAAAATAAAAAAAAGTTTGACAAATTTGCAAAAAACTATTTACAAACATTTACTATTGTGATATAATATATACGTAGTATGGTAAAAATTACCAATTAATGAAAAGGAGATATATATGAAACAAATTAAATTAGAAACTTTAAGAGATTTTGATGGTGAAGTTAGAGGTTACAAATTAGGTAATTATTATTTAATGAAACACTATTACTATGGCAATCAATATAGTTGGTTAGTTTGTAAAGAAGATAGAAACACTTGGGGTTATAGTTTATATGATTTAATTAATAAAGGAGAAGTTATTTCAGTATATAGTTGTAAAAAAGGTAAAGAATTATTAGTTAAACTAGCTAATAATTAAAAATAAGACTTAAAATTTAGCCTCAGATGAATTTAAACAGTAAAGCTTAGTATAATTATAGGTATTAATAAAGGAGATATATATGACATATTTAGAGATTCAAAATGAAGTTATTAAAAAATACAAAATTGTAATTGTTGAAAATTCAACTTGCCGACAAAGAACTCACGCACATTGTGATGGAACACGAAGAATTTGCAAATGGAATCAAGCTAATAGTTTTTCTTCAACGTTTACGTTGTTACACGAGATCGGTCACATAATGACTTTTACTAAAAGTATGAGACGATGTGAGTCTGAATATTACGCTACTATATGGGCGTTAGAAAGATGTAAAGAATATAACTTAAACCTAAACCAAAGTATTGTTGATAAATATCAAAGATATATTGATATGGAACTTGATCGAGGTTTAAGAAGAGGTGGAATTAATTATAGAGATACTTATAGTATTTATAAATATGATTCTACTGAAATTATAGAACTTCCAATTAAAGAACCTAAAGAACCTAAAATAAAAATGAGAGAATTATAAAATAGCCCTGATGAGTATTTGAAAAGTAATACGAAACTAGGAAATCAGACGTAAGCTCTTTCCTAGTCGGCTATAAAAAGCCTAGGTGTTATCCCACTATCTACATAAAATATATCCCCTTCCTAAAAACAATTTAATAAAGTGGTATAACTTAATTGAACACAGTTCAGCCTATTTCTTAATGCTACCTAGGACTGTTGCAAGTCAGTGTAAAAGCAGAGCAAGAAAGAGAGCAAAATATGTTATTGACAAAAGAAGAATTTAAAAAATTAATTAAGAAATCAGTTAGCTGTTTAGTAAGAGGTATCGAAGCAAGATACAAATTAAAAGATGGAACGATCGTAGTTAATTACGGTGGAATATGTTATATCGAGGAAAAGTAGTATGTGGATTAGAAGTCAAGATAGAGAGTCCTTAACAAAAGTCAATACATTAAGAATGTATTATTTAACTAATCAAGGTTATGGAATATTTACAAATAATCACGTTTCACCAAATGATAGAATGTGTTTAGGTTATTACTCTAGTAAACAAAAAACAATACTTGTGTTAACTATGATAGAAAAACATATAGAATACTGTGACAAAGAAGGTTACGATAGAGTATTCGAAATGCCACAAGATGGCGAGGTGTAATTATGAAACAAATATACGAAAAAGTTAAAATTATATATGATGAAAAACAAAATGTGTTTGGTGTTATGGATACATCAACTAGTGTTTGGAATACCATAGGAACTTCAAAAGATTTATGTACAGTTGTTCAAATTAAAAAAGCATATTGCGATGGGTACTATGATGGATATAATGAAAAAGCAAGAGAAATTGAGGAAAAATAGTATGGAAGAAAAGAAATATATAATCAACATTGTAGGTTGTGATGATGAAACAACATTTGTAATGGAATTAACAGAGTATGAAGCGTCAATTATATTAGAAGTTGCTCGTAAATCACAAGAAACATCTACTTATGGTTGTATGCCTAAAATGTATATTGAAGAGTATACAAAAGAAAATGTAAAGAAGTATAGTTATTATTTTATTGAAAAAGAGGGATTGTTAGATGAATAAATACCAAAAATCATTAGATAAATTTTGTAACCAATGTTATTGTGGTAACTGTGATAACGAGTTAGAACCTTGTAAAGAAAAAGAATTACTTCAAGAACTAGTAGACAAAGCAACACCAAAGAAAACAATTAAACAAAATTTTGAAGATGATAGATATAATTGTTATAAGCATTCTTGTCCTACTTGTGGATATTGTTGGGTATGTGATATACCAAATTATTGTCCTGAATGCGGTCAAGCATTAGATAAGGAGTGAATAAAAAATGAATAAAGTTATAAATAAAATGATAGAGTTAGTTTTTGATAAACATTGCTCAATGAAAGAGGTTGCTTATCAACAAGATGCTTTAGTTTGTGATGATTTGATTGAATTAAAAAATGATATTAAAGAAGTAGTTTCTCTTTATTTAAGTGAGTTAAATGGTGAAGAAAATGACTAAAAAAAGTCCACATAAATATACTGAAGAAGAACTTGAGTTTATTAAAAATCACGTTAAGACTCATCAGTATAAAGATATGGTGGTACTATTCAATGAGAAATTTAACACTAATGTTTCAATTCAAGCGTTAAAACACCAAGCAAGTAAACATAAATTTAGAACAGGTAGACAATTTAATTTTAAACGTGGCGTTCCGTCTTTCACTAAAGGTTTAAAATGGGATGACTATATGACTAAAGAAGGTCAAAAGAACTCTAGAAAAACGTGTTTTCAAAAAGGCAGTATACCAGTTAATACTAAGCCTATTGGAAGTGAACGCATTGGAAAGAATGGATACATAATTATTAAAACAGCAAATCCAAGTGTTTGGAAAAGTAAACATACGTATATTTACGAACAAACGTATGGACCTATTCCTAAAAGTCATAGAGTAATATTTGCTGATGGAAATAATAGAAACTTTGATTTAGATAATCTAATATGTATTTCAAATAAAACAGCTTTGATTATGGCTAAACAACAATTATTTTATAAGGACTTACCTGAAGCCACTAAAGTTGGAATTACAATTGCAAAATTAATAGAAAGGAGTAGTAATCTTGCCAAGAAATAAATTAGTTGATTTAAACAATCATTTATTCGAACAATTAGAACGATTAAATGATGAAGACTTAACTGGAGAGAATTTAGATAGAGAACTTGAAAGGACAAAAGCTATAACTGGTATAAGTAAAGTTATAGTAGATAATGCTCGTTTAGCTTTAGATGCAGCTAAATTAAAAGCAGAGTATGCTTTAGAAGAAGCAGAAGTTCCTAAAATGTTAGAATAAGCTTCGTACGAGAAGATTATTTTTAAAAAGTAATATAATTACTAATTAAAGTTCTCGTAAAGCTATGGTAAAATAATAAGAAAGGAGGAGTATTAATGAAAATTAAACTATTAGACTATGGATATGAAAAAGAACCAGTAAGAGCACACTATAATGATGCAGGAATTGATGTATATGCTCATTTAGATAAACCTAAATTTATTCCAGCTAATTCATCTACAAAAATTCCATTAGGTTTTGGTTTAGAATTACCTGACGGATTTGTTGCATTTGTTTGTCCTCGATCTGGTTTAAGTAGTAAAGGTTTAACTTGTGAATTAGCTCCAATTGATTCAGGTTATAGAGGTGAAATTCACGCTATTGTGACTAATACCACTAGTTCAGATATGTCTATTTGTAATGGTGACAAAATTGCACAATTAGTAATTATGCCTTGTGTCTTAATCGAATTAGTTAAAGAACTTGGTGAAGAAAGAAACACTGCTGGTTTTGGTTCTACAGGTTTACATTAATTTTAATTATTTTTACTAAAACACGATAAATAGAGTATAATTAAGATAGTTAATGAGTTACACATATTTTACACAAATTAGATGACAAATGTAAGTATATCAACGATTTATTAACGTGTAAAAATTTTATGTTAAATTTTACACACCTTAAAAAATATACAGTTTGTTGCGGTTGTTGCATTTAAGCTACTGTAAAATACTATAAAATACTGTGAGTTTTACACATATTTTACACTTGTTAACTTAATCTAACCTACATTTTAAGTAGGTATGATACTCTTTTTATCGGAGGTGATTAAGTATGGCAAAAATGAAATTGCCAAATGGTTTTGGAAATATTTCTAAATTAGGTGGAAAAAGAAGAAACCCTTGGAGAGCACGAGTAAATGATGGTTTTACTGAAGATGGCAAAGTTAAGTGGTTATCAATAGGTTATTATAAATCTTACAATGACGCATATAATGCTTTAAATAATTATCATAATGACCCTTTATCTAAAACAAAAGATATTACTTTAGGTGAAGTATATGAAATTGTTACAGAAAAAGTATTTCCAATTTATGCAGCAAATACTGCTAAACAATATCGTAATTTTTATAATTTACATTTGTCTGTATTACATAATAGAAAAATACGTGAAATAACACTAGACGAGTTAGAAGATATACTATTTATGAAGTCTGACGGTAATCAAAGAGTAATTAAAAACGTTATGACAATGATTTTCTCTTATGCTATGAGACACGACTATTTAATTAAAGATTATAGTCAATTGATTGATTTAAGAATAATACCTAAAGCTGAGACTAAAGAACAAGAACGTAGACCTTTCACTGAAAAAGAAATTGAAAGAGTTTGGAATGATTATCACGAAGGCAATGAATTAGCTAAATATGTATTAGTTTACTTATACACCGGAATGCGTAGAGAAGAATTAAATGCTATAACTATTGTTGATAAAAATAATATGATTGTTGATGGTACTAAAACACCAAATGCTAAAAATAGAAAAATACCAATTCACGATAAGTTAAAGCCATTTATACATACTTTAGATTTAACTATTGATACTGAATTAGTATTTGATTATGTAAAATCATTTAAACAGTTATTGCATAATTGTAGACATAGTTTTATAACTCAAGCTAGAAGATTAGAGCTTAACGATATTTATATTAAAGCAATAACTGGTCACGGCGATAAAACTATAACAGATCGATACACGCATAT